AACACCAGAGACAATATCTTCTGGATATTCAAGTATCTTTATAACTTGGTTTAGATCCCAAGATATGTCGTTGTCTATCCATAACATTTGGTCGTACGTAAAGTCATTATTGAACGGCCGCCATTGTTTTTTGTACTCTTCAGTCGGGTTCATTTTGTACCCCCCGTTACCGCTAAACCCGCCATTCAGTAGATGCTCTCTAGCTATGTTTACGTGTGGGGAGAATGCTGTTCTGTAGCACCAAGTAATTCCGGCTGACTCAAAGTAACGGATGGTGTCAAGTAGTGAAAGTAAATATGGGATATGAACTATGTCGCCTGGGGTACAGATCACTACGTTTACATGTTCATTCGGTGGTTCAATAAACTCTGGGTGCTGTAAATCGTTAATGAAAAATGCTTCTGTCATATCCAATTCCCTGCTAGATATTGGAATCCTACAACATAAACGGCGCGCCTTATCTAACTGCCACGGTTACTGAAACAAGCGTTGGTCTCATACTCATACAGTAGGGAGTAATACAAATCCTCTGAGAGGAACAATACTTGTGCTTATATAAAAGCCACCTACAAAAAATAGTTTTAAGTAGGAAGCAGGCACAAAAATGGGTAAATCAAAATACCCTAATAATAGTTCTACACCTTTAGAGGGTCTGTATATTGGCAGAAAGGATTGGTTTGAACATGCAGCATGCAAAAATCTTACCCATCTCATGTTCCCCAAAGAACATAAGGATATTACTTACATCGCAGAAGCAAGAAGGATCTGTAGCACCTGCCCAGTTAAACCACAGTGCTTAGAGTATGCCCTCGAATTCCCACCTGCAGATATGCATGGAGTATGGGCTGGATTAACAAGTAGACAGTTGGCAGCAGAACAAAGAAGACGTAAGATCAAGCCCGTCAGACCGACACTAGCCCAGATGTGGGGGGACTAATGATTACTACCGGAACTATACTTGCATTCCTCATCGTTATCTATATAGCGATGAAAAGCCTAAAGGACTAGACGACCCGAACATTACAGGTCTTACAGAACTCCATTCCCGCAACATCTACTAGTTGCATGTCGCAGGACGTTTTACCGCATGGGGTCAGAACCTGCTCGCCTCGCATATAGGCGGTCAGCGTCTCTTCCATCGTAGGAATAGAGAACTGAGCCGACCCTGGAGACGGTATGCCTTTCTCGTTCCGTATGAAATCAAGGACCGCATATAGGACCAACTGATTAACGGATAGCCCTTGGGCTTTGGCATAGTCAATGATCTCGTTCTTTTGAGAACCTAAAAGACGGAGATGCAGTTCTGAATACCGGTTCGGAAACCGAGACTTCTCGTATTTCCGCATAACCAGAATTACTGGCTGTCGCGCTCCACAAGCGCAATCAGGTAATCAGTGAGGGTCAGGTCAACCGCTTCTGCCTGATGGATCAGCTTCTGCTTGAACTCACGGGATACCCGCAGGGTGAGGGTGGAGAAGGGCTTGTCCGAGAGAGTGACTGGACGACCGGGGTTGCGCTTCATGATTACTCCTTTGGTTGGAAGAAAGTAGTCAAATGCTAATGATGTAATTCTGGTTTGTCCAGTAAACTCATATTCCCCAGACAAGCGCAAAACCAGAGCAACTACAAATTGACAGGTTGGTAGGTAGGCAAAAGAAAAGAAAAGGAAGCAAAAAGGGTCAGATTGCTTCTCCCCGTCCGTCTTTTTTCAAAATTTTGTATTTTTGTTTTTGCATCTCTTCCACCACCGCAGTGTACGTTTTAATGAAAACCTCTCGGTCCCCATTGGTGTGCATGTCATAGGCAGAAGATCCGAGCCGTTCCAAAGTTTTTTGGAGTGCGATTGGTTTGGGTACATTTGTTTGGGTACCAAAGTGAGCATCTTTTTGTACCCCTACAAAAATACCCCAAGCAGAATATGGGTCAAGGTGTGGGGGTTCTCCAGTACGGGCATCAATTACGGTACGTCTGAGTTGCCCCGGCTTTGGCATGAATGTCTCGTATACCGCTAGCTCGAGAAACGCATTGATCGTCTCTTCGTATTCCAGATCATTGAGCAAGTCGTACCATGCCCTATAGACATTCTTCTTATCTACCTCATAGAGCTGTTGGTTATAGGTAGCGTAGACCTGGTCAACAAGTTGTTGTAATTCTGCTTTATTCATATTTGGCTCAGCCACTCAATTGCCTTACCGGACATTTGGTTCCAGTCCAGGTTTCCTATCTCCTCATAGATGTCAGCATCACTGAAGGCTTCATCCCTCTCGGACTTCATTCGTGCATAGATTGCAGTGAACAACAATAATGCCATCTCTTGAGCGTTGGATGCTATTGGGTATCCCTTCTGTACCTGTATCTCTCCGGGTACAAATCGGTAATACTGCATATATGAACTCCCCTCTTCCACCACCGTATCCTTAACCGTGGTGAATAATTGCGGCCTTTACCAGTCTGGTTCGTTGTCGGAATCTTCGTCCGGCAGGAACTCGAGGAATCGCTCCACGTGTTCCACGTCCCGGAGGATTAATTCAATGTCGTTATATTTCTTGTTGGACTTGTTGCGGCCCATGTGCCACTCAGAGTAACTGCATCCCAGGATGGCGTCCTTACAAGTCTGCAGTCCATAGATGTGGATGGCCGAGCCAATATTCCGTCGGCGAGAATGATCAAGCTTCGCCCGCTTCTTTTTATGGATCTCGATCCAATAATTAAAAACTTCCTCGATTTCCGGATCAGATACCTGGCTGGCATTTTCCAATTTCTCGAGAGTCTTTTTATGTAAAGAACCCATGGATTGATAGTACCTCCTTTACAGATACGTGTCAAAAATACAATCTGATAGGAATAACCACGAATCAAAAACTGTAGGACTAAGAGTCCCAGAGTTCTAAGACTTGGGAGGGGGTTCGGGGGAACCTTTTTTTCTGGATTTCCCGAATTACCCCAGCACAAACTAGACCTCGTGGATGCGGGTCGTAGGTGAACTGGTAGCTTTTGGCGCGCCATCAGTTGTGCGTCGCATACCATAGCGCGTCTTCCACCACCGTCAAGCAAAGTCGCCGACTTTTCCAAAAATTTCTTGGATAGATTTATCTGAAGTTCCACTGGCGGACAATTAGTCTGTGATATTTTTTTATTCACCGGCGAAGGTCCCCCTTTCCCTTCAAAGGTTGAACCCCAGGTTGAGTTCGGATGCGTTTGTAGGTGGCACATTCTGAACTCCCTGGGGTTCACTATTTATTCCTTTTCCGATTTATCACCGGCGCCGGCTCGAGTGACACTTCGAGTAAACGCCTTGATGACCGAAGTGCACGCAATGGCCGCGGCACTCGCAAGGACTGCATCAATCCACTCGACATCAAATGCGCGCATTCGGCCAGTAAATTGATTTTCCGTGTAGAGGGCCGCCACATCTGTGACCCACCAGAAACTGGTACCAATTGCGATCGAGAGGATTGCCAGGTACACGAGTCCGCCAATTAATTTTTTGACATTATTCATTTTTATCTCCAGCTAGTGGCAGGGTAAACCATTCGTTCTCCACCATCACTCCGATGGCGCAGTAGTTAATTACATCCATGTAATTATCACGAAGTGATTCGTTCTGCGGGTCAGTCTTTCTCTTCTCAAGATTAATCAGTCTGGCAATTTTGTCGTGAAGGCGGACGAGGAGTCCGATTCTTCCAAATCTCAAAATATTCTCTGATCCATAATCGAGTTGCTTACGGATCATGACTGCAGTGAAATCTTTTGTATTTTTCTCAGGATCATTTGTCAGTGAGCCTGACCCAATGCCGGCGTTAACAGCTAATGAGCCCAGCGCTTTCCAGCTAGCGATCCACTCCTCGTCTGAGATAAAAGAAATTCCTTTATTGTTGATAAAACCAATCATGAGATCTAGCTGAGTGCGCAGATCGGAAAGAAATATCCCGCGGCTAATCGTGCTGGAATTATCAAAAATTCCAGAAATGGATATTTCTGCAGCTTCGTCCCAGGTAAGTTCTGGGTGGAGATCCTCGTCTTCCACCACCGTCGGCTTAATTACCATCTTCATATTGT